GATTACGTTGGTAAAGTGATTAACATTTACGACAATCAAGTATTATTCATTACAGCGGTTAATGCTTACTTCAAGACATTAATGGGCGACCAAGTGCTTGACCCGTCATATGAAAATATGTCTTTCATTGATGTTAATGCGCAGCGTTTAGCGTGGGAAGGTATCGGCACAGATACAACAGCATTAGACGACCAACAAGTACGCGAAATGTCGTTCGGGTCGGAGGTATTTTTAGCCGGGCAAGTTAAAATTACTGATGCGATGGAAGATTTAACATTCAATATTTTAACGGTATAGGAGGGGAAGCAGATGGCAAAACGTAATGCAAAACGAGTTATCAATGGTACGCATGGCGCAGCATGGATTAACGGGGAAAAATTATTTGATTTAGAATCAATTGAGTTAAAAGTAAATATTGAATATGAGGATGTTTATTTTGCGGAAGATACGGGGAAACATCGTAAATTCATGGGATGGACTGGAGAAGGGTCTTTAGTAGTTAAAAAGATTTTCTCGCGCGGCGCAAACTTACTTGCCAAAGGTGTTAAGTCGGGGCAAATGCCGGAATTTACAATTACAACAAAATTAGCAGACCCGGATGCGTACGGAACGGAACGTATTTCAGTTTCGGAAGTTACTTTTAACGAGTTCTTACTTTCAAAAATTGAACAACGCGCGCTATTAACGGAAGAACTAGGGTTTGAGTTTGCAGATTTCGATATTATCGAAGAAATTAAGGCGCAAGTTTTAGCATAAAACTAAAGGCATGGCTTTTATGGTCGTGCCTTTTTTTATTAATACAATAAAAATTGTGGAGGGCAAAGAGCCATGTCTAAAGTTTTAACAGTAGAAGAATTAATTAAAAATAAAGCAAAAATCGCAAAAAGCGATGATAAAGAGATTAACGCGACATTAAATGTTCCAAGCATCGGGGGACAAATTAAGGTGTCATTTACTCGAAATGATATTCACGATTTCCACGAAGCTACACAAATAAACGCGGATTTACCGAAAGAAGAACGCGAAGAACTATTTGCACAAGCCGGATATAATTTCGTGTATTCAGTAATTTCAGAGCCAAATTTAAAAGATAAAGAGTTACAAAAAGCGTATGAGTGCAAAGAGCCATACGAAATTGTGAAAAAGATTTTTACAGATGGAGAAATTGGCGACATTATGGATTTCGTGATTGAAAAAGGCGGCTTTAAAAATGGTCGAGTGGTCGAGGTAGACGACTTAAAAAACTAATTAAAAGTGATGATGAAATTGCATTTCTTAGTCACTTTATTAAAAAAGGATTCAAGCCAGAATATCTTTTTGAGTTGCCAGTCTATACAAAGACATTATTCGCGGCGATTATGAATGAAGAATTAGAAGAAGAAAATAAACGCATCGAGATACAAAACGAGTTACTTAAAAATAGTGAAGGGGTAACGCCGATGTTTCCGGTGCAAATTTAAGGCGGTGAAGTTATGGCGAGAAGCGTTATATCCGCAGTTTTAACATTACAAGACCAAAGTTTTAGCGCCGGATTAAGACGGGCAAATCGTCAAGCCGGGGATTTTGGGCGGCACGTACAAGCGGCACAAAATTCAGTTGAAAATTTCAGTCAACGAGCGAAAGAAAGTTTTAAACAAGTTGCTACTGCTGCCGCAACGCTCGCGACTGGCGCAATTGCCGGGTTAGGCGCGGCGGTTGGTAAAACAGCATTAGAAATGGATGATTCGTTTGCGAAACTTCAAGCGCAAACTGGCGCGATGGGCGGCGATTTAACAGCGTTAAAAGGCGTAGCGCAAGATACATTTAAACGCGGTTATGGTGAAAGTTTGCAAGAAGTTACAAATTCAATAGCGCGTGTTAAACAAAACATGAAGGACATCGGTAATGAAGAATTAGCCGATGTAACATCAAATGCTTTACTATTAGCCAATACATTCGATTCGGATGTAAACGAAGTTACGCGCGGCGCTAATAACTTAATGCAAGCGTTCGGCGTTTCATCAGATAAAGCATTTGATTTATTCACAGCCGGAGGGCAACGCGGATTAAATTTCAGTAATGAAATGTTCGATAACGTAGCAGAATACGCTTCCCTATTCGGAACAATGGGTTATTCGGCGGAAGAATACTTTGGTATTTTAGAACGCGGCAGCCAAAACGGGGTTTATAATTTAGATTACATTAATGATGTAATGAAAGAGTTTCAAATCCGAACAAAAGACGGGTCAAAGAAAACTAGCGATGCTATGGACTTAATGTCGAAAAGCACACAAAATGTTTGGAAAGAGTTTTTAAAAGGTAATGGTACAGTTTCGGATGTGGCATCCACAGTTGTTAATGAATTAAAAGGAATGGACGACCAAGTGAAAGCCGGGCAAATCGGCGTTGAATTATTCGGTACTAAATTCGAAGATTTAGAATCCGATGCGGTTTACGCGATGTTAGGTAGTACCGAAGCCATGAAAGATTTTGAAGGGGCTACGGAAAAGGCAGCAGAAAGCGTTGAAGGCACATTTAGCAATCGAATGAAAAAAGCGTGGCGAAACTTACAAGTTAGTATAGTTAATGTTGTTAAAAGCGAAAGAATGAGCGCGTTTTTTGATTCGATGGCAACAAAAGCCGAAAATTTAGTTCCAGTTATTATAAATCTAGTCGAAACAGCTATACCGAAAATTTCCGAAATGGTAGATAAGGCGGTTGAGTTCGGACGTTCAATTAAAGATAATTGGTCGCCAATTAAGGAAACAGTTATTGGAATTGTGGTAGCGATGGCATCGTTTAAAGTGGCTATGGTAGGATTAAGCGTTATAACAACGGTTGTCGGCTTTATTAAAGCATTTCGCGCAGCATTAGCAGCGGGTACAGTGGCACAATGGGCGATGAACGCGGCTATGGCTGCAAATCCGTTTGGATTAGTCGCATTAGCAATTGCCGGATTAGTTACAGCGGGCGTTCTTCTTTATCGAAATTGGGAAACTGTATCAACGAAAATGGATGGCGTTTGGAATAAAATCAAGCAAGGCGCAGCGGGGGCGGTTAACTGGATTATCGACCAGATAAATAAGTTGATAAAACTAATTAATAAAATTCCGGGTGTTAATGTTCCGGTAATCGCGAAAGTTGATTGGGGCGAAAATGGCGCGCCAAAAGGGGTAGCAACTTCAACTTTAGTTAGCAAGCCGCAAGATATTCGTAACAGAAAAACATCATTAGAAAGTTTTGCGGTTGGTACAAATCGAGTATCTAAAGACATGGCCGCAAACATCCATGAAGGTGAAATGATTATTCCGGCAAGGCAAGCTGCAAACATTCGTGCTATGGGCGGAAATATCAATAACATAGATAAGCTAGTTGCAAATAAATCATCATCCCCATCAACTGTGGGCGGCGGAAACGTAACTTTCGGGAATATCATTATTCAAGGTACTGGCACAAATGAGGGCAATATAAAAGAGTTTGTAAGGCAAGTGAAATTGCAATTACAAAACACGTAAAGGGGGTACAGCGTTGAAGATTGTATTTACAGAATTGCATCGCGGTTGGATATTAACTTTACCGATTGTACCACAAGATTTTACGTGGGCAAAAAATCGAAAGCGCGATGTATTAGAAGGATTAAAGCAAGACGTTGATATAACGGGTAATATGGAATTGAGGGATTATACAATTAGTTCGTTTATTCCGAATCAAGGCGCGTTATCGGGTAAAAAATATCCTTTTCAATTAACAAATACACCGGGCGTTGATGTTGTGAAAGCATTAGAATTTTGGATTGATAACGATACAGCATTAAGGATGGTCGTTACATCCAAGCATGGGCATACTTTAGAAAATGTGGTAGTTAAAATTATTGGATTCGAGAAATCACTAGACCGTTCGGGCGATTACATTTATACAATGTCATTATCCGAACATATCCCGTTAACGGGGGCGATTTAAAAATGTTCGGTGTACGAATTAATGGGGGCGGTTATAGTCGAGTAGTATCGAATTTAACTTTCTCTACTTCTACAGATACTTTAGGGATGCAAGCAGAATTTGAAATTGCTTATCGTACCAAAGAATTAGTTCATGCGGGCGATACCGTTCATTTAACAACGGGCGAGGATATTTTTTCAACGCTAAAAGTAATTGATGTACAGCGCGATGGAATCAAGCCGAGAAAAGTAACGTGTTTTGATTATGGGTTTTACCTTAATGAAAATGAGGTTATTATACAGTTCAAAAACATTCCGGCAGACCAAGCATTAAAAGAATTGTTGGGTCGATTCGGTATTAGCGCGCGAATAACTTCATTACCTTACAAGATTAAAAAAATCTATAAAGGCGAAAAGGTAAGTGATGTTATACGCGACATTTTAGAACAATGTACAGCAGTAAGTGGCATACGTTATTTTTTCGAAATGCGTAATAAAACATTAGTCATTGATAGCATTTATAACAATCGAATTTCGCGTAATTTCAATATTATTTTAAATCCTTCCACGCGAGAGAGTATGCAAAATTTAAAAAACCAAGTAGTTATAGTAACAGACGATTCAGATTCAATTCAAACTTATACAACGGTTAAAGACGATAATTCGATACGAAAATACGGGTTGCTGCAAAAGGTCGAGCAAATAGGCGCAGAGGACAAAGCGAAAGCCCAAAAAATCGCACAAGAAGCGTTGAAGGCGTTAAATAAGTTGGAATTAGCATCATCGTTAGAAGTTTTAGGCGGATTAAAAACGGATTTAAGAGCGAATAGTATTATCACGTTAAACGAGCCAAAAACGGGCATGAGTGGCGATTATTTAATTAAATCGGCAGTTCATACCGTTAAAAATTCTACTTCCCATCATACCGTTAAACTGGAGGTCGAAAAGTTATGATTGAGGAAGCAATTGAGTTTGCAAAGATTTTAAAAGAACGAAATAACAAAACATTCGACCCGATGGCGGTTGGGCGGATTATTTCTTTAGCGCCATTAAAAG